TCCCCCCTACTCACCCACAAAAAATCGCAGCAAAATCCTAAAACTGAGCATTACAATTCCGTACCAAGCCCCCGGCCTTTTCTAAAAAGGGTGGTGTGCCGCCAAAAATGGCCCCCGCGTTTCATAAAAGAGAGGCCCACGATCAAAATGAGTACACAGCGCAAATTTGTCTTGCCGGGCACAACCAAGCCCACACCCGAATGGATCAGCTCATGGTTTCGTGCGCAGTGGCACAGATGGCGCGAGAGACGTGACCTCGATGTCGCAGTCCGCGACGTGATCTATCAAGAGAACACGATTGACCCTGTCGGCCCCAACGGCGAAGAAGCCAGCCTCAACCACGAGATCGTCCGCACGGGCCTCGCCAAGACACTGCTGCGCGAATACGTCGGCATCATCAGCGGCGAGAGTCCCCGCTTCGAGTGCCTGCCCGATGGCCTCGGCCCGACAAAGCAGCGCGATGCCTCTGCTGTCGAAGAGTGGGATGCCGCGTGGTATCAAGACTCAGGCGGCAATGACTTGCAGGCCCTCGTCGATGGCGACGCCATTGCCTATGGCCGCGGCGTCTCTTATGTAGTCTGGGCGCGGCAATACTGGCGCGACTTCCCAGAGCAAGACCCTAAAGAGGCCGACAGTGCATACCTCAAGCGAGTGGACTCATGGGCACGCGGTGCACCAAATCCGATCCTAAGGATGCACTGCCCCGCGCCACAGACCATGTTCGACGACGACGAGTGGACGAGGCTCTACGGCCACCCCAATGTCGTGTACTGGTACCACAGGCCAATCTCTGAAGTAGCCGCCGCGTACCCCTCATCAAAGGCAGCACGCGACTATGCAAAGAGCCGCTCCGACAACCCCAATGACGACCCACTCGTGCTCTTCATGACATTCGGCAATCGGCGCTATCTCACATATGCACTCAGCCGAAACATCGCGATCAGCGCGCCAGACAGCCAGAGTAGCCTACCCGTCTCTGTAATCCAGATCGAACCCGGCGATGTAGAAATCCTCGACACGTTTGAGCACGGAGCGGGCCGCAATCCCTTTGAGGTCGTCGTCGGCGACACGGGCAGTGACCCCGCACTCATTCACAAGTACGCAGGCCTCTTCGACAATAGCCTCGTGATCTTGCGGCAAATCGACGAAGCCATCAGCCAAGCCGCCACGGCCATTCGGCGCTACGGCCGCGGCCAGCTCGTACTCATGCACGAGTGGGGTCCAGCAGGCCAATTGCCCGGCGGCGTAGACCCCGACACCATGACGCCACGCGAGATCGACTGGGAGCCGGGCCGTGTCATTAGCCTTGCTCCCGGCGAAAGGCTCGCGTTCGTGCAGCCGGACCTCAATGCATACAGGGCTGGACTTGAGTTCCATGACTTGCTCACAAGGTACGTGAGCCGCGACACAATCGACCCAGCCGCATGGGCAGGCTCGGCAACAAACAGTGGCTTCCAGCTCGTGACACTCATCCAGACCGCCCAACGGAAGCTCAGCAACTTTGTGAATCGCAAAAACAGATCCATCGAAAACGTGCTCAAGGCCACACACGGCATTGTCGAATACATCGACAGGCCAGTCTACGTGTACAGAGCCATTGATGAAATGAGCGACAGTGGCACGATCACTGCGGTCGGTGGCTGGATTAGCCTCACGCCCGCGCAGGCACACACTGCCCGAGTGCGCGTGAAGCTCGCACCGAAGCTCGACAGTGCCGATGCTGCCTCCGCCCAGATCGGCATCCAGCTCGCACAGGCCACCACCAATGGCTGGCTCGACATCGACAAGGACTGGATCCTCAGCCGCTGGCTCGGCCTTGAGAATCCTGAGAGGCATCGGCGCGCAGCCCTCCTCCAAAGATTCCTCAATAGCCCTGACATCCAGCAGTGGCTCACGGCACAGGCCATCCAAGACGCCGAGCTTACGATGAAGCGCGCAGATGTCGAGGCAGCCAAGGGCCTCACGAGCCTTAGCCCCGCGGACCTTGCGCTCGCTCCAGCCGCGCTCCAGCAAGAACTCGCTGCCCGTGGCCTCATTCCCGGCCAGCCCGGCACGGTCACACCACCAAGCCAAGGTGGCATTCCCGGTGGCGCTCCGGGGATGGCTGGTCTCATGCAGGCCATCGCGCCGCCCGGCACGCCAGCCCCCGGCCTTGGCACGACCATGGGCGGAGGCCCCGGCGGCCAGCAGGCCCTCGGCCAAGCGCTCGGTGGCCCCACACCGCAGACCTCCCCGTTTGGTGGCCTGAATATGGCCTCCAGTGCTCAGCGCTCGGGGCAGCCTGTCGCCCCCACGCTCGGAGGCCTCTAGAGCCTATGGACCTGAAGACCCTTAGTGCGCTTGAGGCCCGTGCCAAGCGTGCCCTATGGCGTGTCTCATTTGTCGGCCCCGAAGGACCCGACACATGCCCCACACTTGGACAGCCGGGCCTGAGCCTAGAGCGTGCATGCGCGGTGGCCGACAGGCTCGAAGCCCTCGCACATGTCTATGGCTTCAAAAATATCGCGGTCGTCGATGAAGCCCTCAAGCCCGTCTTCGCACCGCATGAGCCATACACGCCCCCGCCTCCGCCTCCCGCCCCCACACCAGCACAAAGTAGGCTCCACAGGCTCGCAGCCGCTGAAGGCATCGACCTTGACTTGCTCGTGAACCCCGATGCCCTTGAGCCTGCTTTTGCAGACCCCATCACCATAAAGGCCCTCTAATACTATGACAATGAAAGTATCTGACGTGCTTGCCTTTGACTGCGGCCCCGTCACATGGCGAGTCTCATGCAGCGACATCATGCTCAAGGAAAAGATCAGCTCCGATCCAGACGCCCCTGCACAAGGTCTTGTCGTGGCGGGGCTGACCGACTGCATCGGTGGCCATGTGGTCATCAATCCCGAGCAGTCCGAAGACCACATGCGCGCCACACTCTGGCATGAGGCATGGCACGCGGCCTACGACGCAATCGGTGGCCTCAGGCTAGGCTCCGAGCCTACTGAAGACGAAGTGATCCTTCAGCTCTCCAGCACACTCCTCGACACACTGCGGCGCAATGGACCGTTTACCGCAGCACTCCTTAGTGGAAGCACGGCATTGGCATACATCAAAGAACAAGGACAAGACAATGATTTACCAGAGCATCATGGACAAAGTGGGGCGCAAGAGCAAATTGCTCGGAATCGCCGGAGAACTCGACGCACTAAAAACAGACTTGAGTAGCCTCATGGTCGCCAACAAAGGCGTGGTCACCGCAGCCGTAGGGCCACCTGCTGGGGCCACCCGTGCAACAAAGGCCGAGACCATTGAGAAGCTCACCCGCTACGACAAGCCCAATGACAGCGAGATCCAAGCCATCCTCGCGGGCCTGAGTGTCGGCGAACTCGTGAAGCTCACTCGCGAGTCCATCAAGCTCAAGAAGGACCTCATGCCACCAGCCACGAGTCTTGCATCCCCGGCCTCATTCCTGAGCGAGCCATTGCCGCCCCTGCCTAGCTTGCCAGCGCCAGAGCAACCTCCCATGCCTCCCATACCAGCCATGCCAGAAGCCCCCATGCCACAAGCGCCCATGCCACAAGTCCCAGTGCCATTGCCGTCACTAGAGCCTCAAGCCCTAGCACCACAAGGCCCCGGCCCACTGCCACTAGAGCAGCCCAGCCTGCCGCCATCGTTCTAGCTCCTCGTCCTCTTCGCTGTCGCGCCTCTTCTTGACGGCGGCCATAGGGGCAAGCACAGGCACATCTTTGTCGCGAAATGGGAGGCTCGGCCCAGCCTCAAGGGCCACAGTGCCGAGCAAGTGATCGAGGGCCATGACGGTCGTATCGACCATGTCGTCATGCGCCCCGGTCGGCACGGCCCGATGCTCCGCGAGCCAATCGTCTCGCCATGGTGCTCGCGCCGGAATCCATGCACGCCCGGCCTCCACAAGCGGGGTGATCGCCTCCATCCGTGCAATCTTCGATGCGCTTGACCTAAGGCCCTTGATGTTGTGCTTCCACGGCATGGCAAGTACACCCCGCTTCCTCAAGATCGGCACGAGGGCCTGACCCGACGACCTGTCCTCCACAATTACTGGTGGCTTGTATTTCATATGCTTTTCTCGCATGCTGATGACAAACTCGACCAGCTCAGGAAACTCAAGCCTCGCGCGCCTCACATCAATGAGCCACGCATTGCCATTGTAGCACTTGCCCCATAGTGCGCCCACGCTATAGTCGCTGCTCACTCCAGCCTTGTATGCACTGTCAACGTAAAGGCACACCCGCACGAAGCTCGGTAGCGTCTCATAGATTTGCCACCAGACTTCCTTGAACAGGTTGCCATCAATGTCAGTAGGATCCTGCTGATAAAGGCTGCGCCACACTCGCCCCACGCTAGAGGCCTTACGCCTCTCCATATCTTCTTCTGGCCATCTCACTGGATCAAGTGCAGGCCCCTTGTCGTGCAGCACCACTGACAGCTTCATTTGCATAGGCTCCATAGCTTTTTGAATAGGACCTCTGGCTCCTTAAGGCCTGCATCAATTCCTGCTTCATTTGCTAACTTGTCTGGCACGTTTATATCTGCATGAACAACATTTGTTTCACTAAGGGCTGGCATCTTGATCTCAAACCATTGATCCGCATTTGCAATTTCAGACGCAACCTTGAGCGCACGCCCAAGGATGTCATCTTGGTGCCACCGTGTAAGTGTCATGATGCAAGCCGCCCCCGGCATGAGTCGCGTGCTTGCAACAGACTGATACCAGTACCAGTGGCTCTCGCGAATGAGTTCGCTGTCGGCCTGCACCCAGTCCTTGACCGGGTCGTCAATGCTTAGTATGTCAGCGCCCTTGCCAGTGAGACCGCCACCAACGCCAACAGGAACATACACACCACCAAGGTCCGCCCACCGATGCTCCTGCCTAGCCTCGACTTTCCATCTCCGAACTGCCCACGCATTCCCAGCGAGCCTCACACTTTGAAACGGCCACCTTTCATTCTTGACGACATCTCTTGCTTTGCCTGAGAACTCATCGGCGAGGTCCTGTGTATGGCTCGCCGCAACAAATTGCTTATCAGGGTGCCGACCCAAATACCAAGCAGGAAACCGCACTGAGGCCAGCTCGCTTTTTCCATGCCGGGGTGGCATCTGAATTGCCACACGGTCCAGCACACCGGCCTCCACCAGCATCAGTGTCTGTGCAATGAGCCAGTGGATGCGTCCTACTTGGTAGCCGGGCTTAGTCCTTGTCGTAAAGTGCAGGAGATTCTTCCGTGCCAAGGCCTTCTCCGCCTCTTCCCGAATCTGCGCTGCTGTAAGACCCTTCATGCTCAATTACACTTCCGCCAACACCAATAAGCCTTAGTGCCTCAAGCTGTGCCTCGCTTAGGCCGTCGAGACTCTGTGCGATATTCACTGTGACCCCCGGCAAGATCGGTCTTCCGTCCGCATCCTCGGGGTACTTGGCCGGTGCATCAAGAGCCAAGAGCCTCGCAGTCCGAGTCTCTATCTTGAGCATGGTCTCAATTGCGTCGAGGTCACCTGCCTCCACGCGCGGCATGATTGCCTCAAGTGCAAGCCTCATGCGCTCAAGCTGTACGCCCGCATACTCGACAACAATGTCCTCGCGCTCAGTCTTGAGGATCTCCAGCCCACGTAAGATTGCTTTCCTCGCGCCATTTTTGCTTAGCCCCAGTGCTTCGCCAACCTTTTCGTAGCTCTTGCCCTTTGCTCGCTCTCTTAGGGCATCGACCTCATTGAGCCTCGCCCTCACTTGAAACGGGGCCTTCGCCGAGTTGTTCGACTGAAGTCCGCTGCCTTCGTATGGAGCTTCCCTCCCAGCACTCGATCCGCCCTGCATAGTCATTTTCTATCCTCGCATAAGAGTCTTCATCAATAAGTATACACAAGATGCCTCGCTTTCCATAGTGCGCCCGCATGTTTCTCAAGCGCCTGATGCTCTTCTTGTCGAGCCACCCCTTGAGTTCTATGTAGACTTCACTGAAACCCGGTGGCGGCTCAATCATAAGCCGCCAGTCAGGCAAGTAGCTTTCGCTCCATGCCTTTCCCGGAAAATAGAAGCGCTTCGGCTCATACTTGGCTTCAATACCCATGTAGCGCAAGTACCGAGCAATGTTCCGCTCCCACGTAGACCTATACTCGATGCCGTCTCCTAGGTCATCTGCTGGTCCAGTCCTTGCCACGCGCATTAGAGTATGACGTTCCCAAGCGTGCCAAGCTCCCATGGCGTGCAATGCTTCTTAAACGAGCAGTACTTGTGATACTCCCAGTCTGTCCGCGGATCAGACATGGCCTCTGCGTCGTGCATGCGCTTGATGTACTGCACGCCTAGACCTATGCGCTTCTCGAACAGGTCAATTGCGCCCGGCTCACGGCTTGTCTCATACGAGTCATATGAGCACTCGCCAAGCTCAAGCGTGCCACTTGGCCCCTTGACGAGCTTCGGTCTAGTGACCACATGAAACACAAACTTGGACGGCAATTTGCCAAAAGCACGCCTCACCGCCCAGTAGTAGGCATCGACTTGGAGGCTGGCGTCTGCTCGGCTCTGGCTCCAGCGGCTGCTCGTCGTTTTCCAGTCATCAATGATGATCTGCTTCGACACTGTCCGCATGTGGTCAATCGACCCAGTAAATGTCCAGCCCGGCTCCCCAGTAATGTCCTCGTCAAAACGCCACTCGCAGTGTGTAGAGCCACGCCTTACTTCCGGGACTGCATGCTCATAGAGCGCCTGCGCCATGGCCTTGGCATAGGCTAGCCCCGTCTCTGGCTCAAGCTTCTTTGGGCCGTCGCTCCAATCGACCACGCTCTTCGCAAGCTCATGCCAGCGCCTCTCAACCTCTGCCACTACGCCTGCCTTGCCAAATGGCATGCTTCCTTGGCTTGCCCTCAGTGCGCCTTCAATGCCTGAGTGCGCGGCCTGTCCCATGATGATTGCGGGACTTGGTGCCTCGCGCTCCCCAAGCACGTACGTGCGCCTGTGCTTTTCCGGGCAACCCCAGAGTGTGGTGAGCTGGCTGAAACTAAGGTGTGGCATTGCTAATTTTTTCCCAGAGCTTTGGTGAAAGCTTCTTGCGACCACACTCTATGTCTGCGATAAAGCTGCGACTTATCTTGAGCAAGACGCTAGCCTGTCGCTGGCTGACCTTCATGCTCGCACGCCATTGCACAAGCAGCTCACGCCCACTGTCTGGATCAGGCAAAGGCACTGGGGCCTTCTCTACAGGCGCTTCCACTTTTGGCGGATTCATCAAGAGATGCAACGCTTTGCCAAGTTCGACGGCCGTTGCGCCCCAGTCTCCCTTAAGGTTCCCCCAGCCCTCGCGCCCCTCATCGTAGCGCCACACACACGGATGCCCTGTGCACATGCCAAGGCTCGGCGTGAACCAAGTGATTTGATGCTGTCCGCCCGGACAACTTTGCGGCCTAGCCATAAGATGCCTCCCAAAAAGAGCGGGAGGCCGAAGCCCCCCGCGAGTGTTCTAGCAAGCGCTGTAACCGCAACTATAGCACTTTGAGCAGCCCTCTTCCTTGATGAGGCTTGCCGAGCCACACTCAGGGCACAAGTCTGCGGCCACCTTCGACCTTGGTCCCGCAAGCTCAGGCATGAACACGTCTGCCTCAACTCCCCAGCCTTGAATCAGGTCGATGACCTCAGCCACTGCATCGGGCACCGAGCGAATCTTCAGCCCATATGCGCCTGTCTGCACGCCGCCGATTCCTCTGAGCTGGTCTCGCACCTCGCGGAGCCTCGCCTCAGGGCTTTGCTCATCGACCTGCAAGACAAGGCTCACGAGCCGCCCCAGTGCCTCCATAAACGTGGAGGTCTCAGAGCCTGAGCGCCCGAGGTTCAAGAACATCTCGTAGGGAGAGCCATCATCAAGCATCGCAATGGTGCCGAACATCGTGCCAAGCTTCGTGGTCACTCGCGCGGTGTTGCCGCCAAGAACCTGAGGCCTGACCACCTTGGTCTTGGCTGGCACTGGCACTGGTGCTGGCTCCGGCTCCACGTGGCTCAGCACTCCTTCGCGGCACCCATCGCGGAAGTACGTAACCCCCTTGCACCCAAGGTCATAGGCCATCATATAGAGAGTCTCTACATCCTTGACCGTATGCCAGCGTGGTGCGTTGCAGGTCTTCGAGATGCTGCTGTCTGTCCATCGCTGGATTGCCGCCTGCACACGCACGTGATCCTCAGGTGACAGATCATTGGCCGACACAAGCCACGGAGGCATGCCACGTGTCTCATGGCCTTCGCCTGCCTGCGCATCCCATTCCTCAAGCGCAGGATGCTTGATGATGTGCGTGCCGATCCTGTCGGTGCGCCTCATCACAAAGTCATAAATCGGCTCAATGCCCGACGACACTCCCGCGAGGAGGCTCGTGGTACCCGTCGGAGCCTGTGTCAGAAGCACAGCGTTTCTGATCCCGAGGTCGTGAATCTTCGCGCGCACACTCCTGTCGAGCACGTTCTTCATGAACCAGCCACGCGCATACGCCTCACGCTCATACTTGCCAAATGAGCCGCGCTCATATGCAAGGTCTGCGCT